ATGACGCCCCACAGAAGGCCGAGGCCACCCATGCAGCGAGCGCAGATGGCACGCTGAGTGTGGCTGATGCCGTGGCCGGTGTACTTGGCCTGTTCCCCGGCGCAGACAGGCAAGCCCTGCAATGCCTTGCCGAGCTGATGGCGAAGCCAACCTCTCAAGTGAGTGCAGTACCACGGCTGACGGATGAGCGCATTTTCACGGCGAAGGCCTACGGAGTGACGTTTAACACCTTCGATGTTGGGTTCTCACCGATATAGGTGCAGCACTGGTGAGAATCGCAGAGGCTCTTGAGGATCGCAATTCAGCAGAGAAGGGGAAGCCGTGAAAAATGCAAAGCTAGACCGCCCAACAGTTGCCGAGATGATTGCGTTTCTTCAAACGCTGCCGCTAGGCATGCCGCTGAGAATTCTTGACCCAGACACCGGGTGGACTATTCACCAAGTAGAAATAGAGTTCGATGGCGGCAAAGTGTGGCTAACGGGCTCATATCTCGACATGGGCGGCGAGGATGGATTGCCTCCAAAGCCGACTCCTGAGGTGCTGACATGACCAAGACCACCGAGGCACTGGCGCGCGAAGCGGGGATGCACTTTATCAACGCCCACCCTGGAGAGCTTGAAGACCTAGCCCGCTTCGAGTCCCTGGCGAGGGCAGATGAGCGGGAGCGCATTGTCGCAGCGCTGAATGAAATGCACTGTCACCAGACGATCAACAATCAAGAGTACACGCACCAATGGCATGCAGGCATTGATGAAGCAATCGACACAATCCGCTCAGTGGGTGATTGAGCAAGCGATGTATACCGAAATTAGCGAAGTTACTTCGTTGACAATCGCCATGCATCACTTTGCAGCTACGCCCTGCACCTTTTCAAATGTTCGCAGCGCGCCAAGGCCTAGCATGCCCATCAGAACAGGCATCATTTCGCCAAGATCGGCGGGAGAAAGCTCGATAGAGTGGCCGGCATAGGCCGCGATGATCTTTGCTACTGGCAGGCCCATCCAGTTCCACGCGCACGCGACCCCACACACCCATCCGATGAATGGCCTCCAGCCGCTGACGAAGACAGACGGGCTTGCTGCCTCAACTTGGTTGACTGCCATTTGCCCCTGAACAAGAGCAATAACGCCTGCTAGGCGCTGCTTTTCTTCCTCTGACTTGTCAGGCCAGATTTTGTCGATTATGAGTTTACCGGCGTCAATGGCTGCGGTTAGTGGATCGAGTGACATTCCATCTCCTTATTGCCAAGACCCTGACGCCATCTGGGCCGCAAGCCTGCGAACCCTCTTTGGCGTTTGCTTTGCCCACTTGCTCGTAAGCATGCCGTTTGCCGCGTCTTCGAATCTCTCATCTCTGACTGATGCAAGAGTGCGTTTGAAGCCGAGCATTCCGTTCAGGCCAAGCTGAAAACACATTCCGACGATCACGGCCTTTCGCGGTTCGTTGAGTTGATCGAACCACGGTAGCGCTTTGCGCACCTGAGCCGTCTTCTCTGCAATGTCTGCGTCAAGCGTTGCGCCGATCAATTCGTCGCCCCACACAAGCGCCTTGTGCACTTCTGTGCCAGTATGACCGACACCAATGGTCCAAGGGTCTGCGCCAGTCAGCGGGTCAGGGTAGGCTGCGTTCTCCCAGCCTTCGAATTCAATCAACTGGCTGCGTAGGTCCATCTGGCATTTCCTCTAGTCCACAGGCATCCATGAGCGCCCGCACCGTGGCATCCTGTCGCCATTCGTAGCCCTTCAGATCAGGCTCAGGCACGCTTAGGTATGGCGGCGGTTTGGCAGGAGGTTGAACCGTCTTGAAGATGAGCCGAAGTGGATTCTTCATTTCATTGCCCAAGCGCAGCGCGCATTGCGCTGCGGGCACTGTAGCAGCCAGGGCTGGTGCAACCTTCTGCTGTGTTCAGCATGTAGAAGGCGCGCATAACTTGGTTCGGCGTTGTCATGCCTGTGGTGTCGGGCTGCTTCAGCTTGTATCCTTGCTCCCATACAAAGCCTTCGACCTTGAGTTCGCCGCCTCTGCGTGTGCAGGCCCAGCCTACCCAGTTGAAGCCGTCGATTGACCCCGAGATGTATTCGCTGCCGGTGCTGCCCCACTGCTTTGGCAGGCATGATGGAGACGTTTGCGCAACTGCCTGCGGGCCGATGATGATCAGGAGCAGGGTGAAGAAGATGCGCTCAATCATTGCTGCCTCCATATGGCCTGTGCAGATCACGGCCATCGATTACACGTGGATCACTGCGCCGTTTTGACTTCTCGTATTTGCGGGTTTGCTTCACGTACGAGAACAGAAGCGTGATGATCCCGCAGCCGAAAAGCCACGAACCTCCTGTACTGAGTGAATCGTGCATGATCCCATCCGCCAGGGCAATGATCCCAAGCGTAAGCAGGCACAGCCCAAAATCAAACAGGAGAGGGAAGGTGACTCTGCGTGTTGCAACCAACCACACAAGGCAGGCAACGACAACCGTTGCAACCGTGGAAACCAAGATAGTCATTGCTGCTTCCTCGTGAAAAGCGAAGTCAGGAGTTCGCCGAAGGGGGTTGTTGAAACATAGTCCCATGCGCGAGAAAGCGCAAGAAGGCCAAGGAAACCGCCTATGAAACTGAAGGCTAATACTGCCTTTGCTGAGTCAATGCCGACAACTGAAACCAACCACGGCACCAAATAAACAGCACTTCCAAGGCCGGCCCCGAGAGAGGATATCTTGTTCATCCATGTGCTTCCTATTGGCATCCACCCGAGTGACAGAAGCGAACCCGCTGCTGCCGCAACCGCAGGGCTTTGCGTGATGTCCATTATCTTGTCGTCAATCCAACTCATGGTGTCTTCCTTATTTTGTCAAGCAGATGCGCCGCCAATCCAATAGCGATGACAAGACCAACCGCATACATCGGCTCACCACACAGCCCGACAAATGCAGAATATCCTGGAACATCGTCTACCCCTCTAGCCAATCCGCACACCGCTGTCTGAGACTCTTCAAATACTCCGAACAGGCACACAGCAAGTACCAAAGTTCTGCGAGACAGAATCCCAACAATACCGAACAGAACAGCACCGCCCACACCCCTGAGGATGTAGAAGATGTTCCTGGCGGCTTGGGCTTGGTCCGCATACCCAGACGCCAAGATATCGTAAGAGTAGTGAACCAAGGCTATCAGCGCCAGGAGTATTGCAGCTAGGCGCATTTACTGCGGTGCGCCTGGGCCGCCGCCGCCTAGCGCTTTGATGCGCTTCCACAGGTCAGAGAGATAGGCCTTGATTCGTTTGAGTGTGTTCATGGTTAGTTCTGAGCCATCCCAAATAATGTAAGGTGGCAGTTCGCACTTGCACCTGATGTGTTTGTGAACCGGATCGTATTGCTAGTCACCAGCGTAAGCGTGTATGTCGCTCCACCGCCTGAGCCGTTCGCCGTGGTGATGGTCGTGAAACTAGACTCAGCGTCATAAACAAAGATCGACGTATTGGCTTGTGTTCGGATCGCTGAATTCGCAACGCTGACACATGAGGATGTGGCGAGCATTATTCCTCGACCGTTGCTTGGAAGGGCAATATCCATCGTCGCGCCATTCGCTAGCGTTGCCGTCTCGGAGCGAACAAATCCATTGCTATCGACGTTAAGCGCTGCTGTGCTAACCGTCCCCGCGAATGTGAAATTACCAACGCCGCCGCGATTGTTTAACTCTACATTTGAGCCAACGCCTGAATCGTCTAGATACCCAGCGGTGACATTGCCAGTCAGATCACACCCGGTGACTGTCGTGTTCAAGGCCGACCCTGTTACGCGGATTCCGTACTTAGCCGTGTTTGCAGGCGAGTAGCAACGAGCACCAGTAATCAGCGTCCCTGTCGCGGACGCTCCGGTTATGAAGATGTTGGAGAAGGTAGCAAACCCGGCTCCAGCATCTTGGAATGAACCACCATTAATAGAGGTACGGATGCCCTGAACTTCGACGCCATGCCCTACGCAGTTGAACGTCTTGCATCCGTTGATCTGGGTATCTGTGACTTGCGGCCCAATGAACCAATTCTTCCCTGTCCCTACATTCGACGACCAGCTGCCAGCGAACTTTGTTTCGTTCGCCTGCTCCATGTAAATCCCGTGCTCTGTCGCGGAGTCAGAGACAAGCCCGGTGATGAATGTCTGGCTTGGAATGCCTGTTGTGTTTCCGGGCTGGAGGAATCTCGTCTTGAAGTTTGTTCCGTTCGCGGCGACCTGTGCCCCGACGATGTAGGTTCCACTACATGCCCCGCTCAGGGCCAGGCCAACACCATCGTTTCCGCTGCTGTATAGCGTGTTGATGTATGTGTCTATTCCCTGCTCTATGTCGACGCCATCTACCAGATTGTCAACACAATAAAGACGTGTCAGGAAAGTGTTGTTTGACTGCCTGACTTCGACACCGTTAGAGAACGCCGTGATGTGGACATCTTCAATGTAAGTCGGGTTCGCGTTGGTGATATAGATGCCTGCCGCTGTAGAAACCGCGTTGCAGCTAAGCCGAATGTCTCGAATGAATGTGTTCGCCACACCATCGATAGTTATGCCGCGCTCACCGGCTGTGTGCTGCACGAAGTGAACGCCGTGCCTGGATGCGCCATATAGCTTTTGTGTGCCAACCGGCACGAGGTCGGCGCTGATTCGATAGCTTCCGCGTGGGTGGCGGATGTCCTTCCCAGTTGTCCATGCCGTCTGGATCGCAGTCGTCACATCAACCGCCAGCGTGCCAGCCTGGACATCCGCGATCTGCGCGGCAGTCATGAACTCAAAGACGCTCGGGTCACGCCAGTGAAGCCAGTTGTACAGCGTTGTGGCCACAGCCCCGGTCAGATTGCGAAGCCACCCAAGCAGACCAGTACCAACCGATGAACTGGCAGTGCTGGCGAGATCGGCGCGAATGCCGTCCCCTGCGTCAGTGAGCCTCTCAGGCCCCCACACAAGCACGTCAGCAGCGGTGTACAGGGATACATCGTATGTGCCGTCCCAATAAATCGCAGCTTCACCCCGAGCATTCATCACCACCGGGTGCGCGTTAGCTACGTCGCCAACGCTGGTGGTGTAGGTGTCCTTCGGGGTGCTGGTGCCGGGAACGTAGGCGAAAAGTTTGTAACCAACGGCTGGGCCGCCGCCAGTGGCTTCGAAGTAGTTCCGGCCGTTAGGTAACTGAATGGCCACTTGGTTATGTCCTGTAAACGCCTGAGACGCAGATGTATGAGGTAGCCGACATTGTCGCAATTGTCAGCGTAGTGACGCCGGTTGCACTCATCTGCCTCAATTGAAGCCGCGTGCTTGCAGCCAATGGCGAGGCAGTCACAGCCCCGGTAAGCCCGACGAAGTTTCCATACTCGCCGACAGCAGCCGAATAACTGGTTATGCCAGTGGTGATATCAGTTATGACCGTGAACGGCAGGCCGTCTATATAGACGTTTCCTGACGCCGTGCCGAGTGCGCTGACTGCCAAGTACACATCGAAACTGACACGGTTGCCTATCCGCGTGTACAGCCCAAGCTGGGCCGAGTAGGTGATCCCAGAGCCAGCGGCTGGAACCAGGGTTGGTGTAAATGTGCCCTCTTGATACCAGTCAAGCGTTGTCAGCCCGGCGCGCGCCACATTGCCGAATGTCGCGCCGAAAGTGTGCGTAGACACAACAAGCGGGAATGTCGCAGCGCCGTTGATCGTTGTCGCTCCATTGAGCGTAACTGCATCTGTGAACGTGTTCGCGCCAGCGTGAGTTACCCCATTCGTCCACGTTACTGCGTTTGGTCGGATCGTGAGCGAGTCAGAGCTTGAATCACCAAGCGTGGTGCTTCCGTTGATCACCACGTTGTTTGTGAACGTGTGATTCCCGCTGTGGGTCGGGTTTCCACTCCAAGTAACTGCTGTGCTGGTGACGGTCAGAGTGCCAGCAAGCGTTGCGTTTGTGAATGTCGCGCTGCTGGTCAGGTCGCGGATGTCGTCCACTGACCAGATTTGCACATCATCTGCGTCTAGCAGAGTTAGCTTGTAGTTTCCATCAAGCCAAACGCTGGCCTCGCCGCGCGAGTCGAGAATCACCGGGTTGGTATTGGCCGTGCCGATTCCAAAATCTGTGTATGTCGCTTTGGGCGTACTGGTGCCAGCGGTATAGCTCCACAGCTTCCCGCCGACCAAGGCTAGGCCATCAGCGCCTACTGCTCTGAATTTTGGGGCTGGTGCGAGTGCTGGCATGATGCGTTATGGAATTTTCAGACTACTTGTTTTGGAAGGCTGGCGTTATGGTCTTCTTGGCGTTCTGCTGGGGGTTATGGTCGGGGCTCACCGGCCGCTCGCTGCAAAGACAGGCGCAGCACGATAGCCGAGTTGCTCAAGCTGAGACTGAGACAAGAGGTTAGCCAGAGCATTGGGGGCGCCTACTGCGCCCTGCTGCGCGCCGCCTCTGAGCGCATTGCTCGCGCCACCGGCCAGCCGGCCGGCGCCATAAGCCAGCGATCCAACCACGCGCGGACTCTGAAGCGGCAAGCCAGCCAGCAGCAGCGGGTTAGAGGTCGCCATTGCAGCCAGTGCCGTGGCCCCGCTTCCCATCTGGCCCGATAGGCTGCGAGGGGTTAGCGAATTCATGGCCTGCCCGGCAAGCGACGGCATCAGGTCAACACCGCCTTCACGTTCAAGCGTGTTTGCCAGCGTCAGCCGGTTGCCGTAGTTCGTTTGCACGTTGTTGCGCATCAGGCTTTGCAGCTTGCGCATGGCTGTGTCTTTGCTGGCCTTGTCGCCAAGAGAGAGGGCTCGCTCCAACTCGCTGATCTGTGACGAGGCCTCGGAATAGTCCTTCATCACCTTGGCATAGGTGGGGGCCTGGTCTTCAATGGTTGACTTCGCAGCGGAATAGACCTTGCCTGCCGCGAGCCGAGCGGTTTTTTGCTCAAACGGGATTTCTTCCATGATCCCGCCGAGCTTTTGCTTCAGAGCATCAAGGCCTTCGGGAGTGTGGAATTCGTCAGGGGCGAGTGCCTTCCACTCATCGACAGCATCGCGCATTTTGGCGACGTAGGAGGATGCTGCGGCGTTCTTCGTCTGCCCCTTGAACGTGGCAACACCTAGCGCGTCGTCTAGCGCCTTGTCGATGCCTTGCAGGCTGAGAACTGACTTGTCACCAGCAATCGGGATCATTCCAGATCGGTACTCGGCAGACTTTGCGGCAGCCATTTTTGATAGCCCTTGCTTCGCCCGGTCCAGCACATCAGTCAGCGGAACTTCGCCCCTCATGTTGGCGAGGAAGTCTCGATTCCCTGTCTGCCCAGCCCTGAAGGCTTGAGAGACAGGCTCGGCACCTACGCCAGTAGACAGGCCCAAAGCATTCTTAATGAGAGATGTTGCGCCACCGCCAACCGCCCGGCCAACTGCAGCCGCTCCTTTTATGCCAACTGGCAATGCCGCTCCGACCATCGCGCCAGTTCCGGCCTGAGATGGGTCAACCAAGCCAGCAGAAGCCCCGCCAGTGATCGCGCCGCCTACCGCACGTGTACCGATGTCACGAAGCGCATTCAGCGCCCCAGGAGTCACAGCCTGCCCGGTAGTCATGCCGCCAGTGCGCAGGGCATTGATTACGCCCGGCATGGCCGCTGCGGCGCCAGGTACGCGAGCTAGAGCATTGCCGATTGCGCCACCCGCACCGGCAGTGCCTGCAATCTCGCCGCCAATCTTGCCGACGGCAAAAGCCGTCGAGTCGGTATCTGCGCCCAACTCGCCAAGGGCGCTTGTCATCTTCTGCCGGCGCTCTTCGTTCCTGCTCAATGGCTGCTGGCCAGTCACAAGACCGGAGACATTCGGCCCACGGTCGCCCTGCACAAGATCGGTGATCTTGTCTACTGGATACAGCAGCGTAGCGCCAATGCTTCCAGCGCCACGAACAGCGCCAGCCGCAAGGTCAGGGATTGCACGGATAGCTCGGCCTGGCAGGCTGTTCGCCACCTCGGACTTGAGCATCTGACCGAAGGATGGTTGCGGCCCCGCCTGCGCTGGAGTCGGCTTCGCCTGAGCTTGTTCCTGCTCAAGCCTGTGACGAAACTCGAACTCTTCAGCTTCGGTCATTTTTGCCGAGCCTTCCATTCTTGATAGCGGCGCTCTTTCTCTGCGTCAGAGAATGCCCCAGCCGATGGGGCGGCCGCCGGCTTCGCATCCTGTGGCCGGCGCGTTGCCGACACTGATCCAATGACGCCCATGATCCGATCCAACTCGGAGGCCTGGGCATCAAGCGCCTTGTTTGATGTGACAACCCCCTTCATGGATCGCGGGTCAGTGATGACAGAGGTCAGAATCTCAAGGTCAGGGCCGTTCAGCACACCAAGGTTATAGGCCTCTTTCGCCTGCAACATCATGTTGTTGTACTTGGTGCCCATGGCTGCGCGCGAGTCAGGCTTCGCAGCGTCGAGCAGGCCGAATCCCTTCAACTCGTCGCGGTATTCCTTGATTGCGTTGCTCAGGTTCTGGGTGCCGATCACTTGCTTTTGCTGTGCCTCTGGGAGTTTATCGCCAGGGCCGCCAGGGATTGCCTCAAGTCTGCCGCCATCCGCCCAGCGGAAGCCGGGAGGTGGTTTGCCCCCCATGGCAACCTCTTGACGCTTGATTTCGTTTTCTTCCCTGCCTCGCGCATCGGTCAAGTCTTGGCCTCGCGCTGTGATGTTCTGCCCGCGAGCGGTTAGGCCTTCGCCTGCGCGGTTATGGCGCATGGCTTCCTCTTGCTGAATCTGCTGAAGCCGCTGCGCCATCTGATCCTTGACAGACATTGCCTTGGCTTTGTTCTGCTCGATCACCATCGGGTCATAGGCGGTCGGCATGTTCTGCGCAATCTCAGGGCCGAACGTTTGCGCGAGTTGCTGGCGGGCCAAATCGTAGGTGGCCTGGTCCCGAACGCCACTCATTACCTGTCCAACAATCTCAAACTTCTGCAAGCCGTTGGCAAGCTGAGTCTTGAGCGTTTCAGCTTGGTCTTTTGCTACGCCAGCGCCAGCCTTGCGGCTTTCGTCGATTGACTTCTGGTAAGCCTGCGCCTCAGTCAGCCGGCCAGCGCCGAACAGTTTCATAACGTTCTGAGCCGGATCATCCCCAAAGCCGCTAACGACACCGCGCAGTGCATTTGCGTCCTGAATGCTTCGCTCATACTCGCCAAGCTTCTGCTGCCCCATCTGCAGTGACAGGGCGTTCTGTTGCATACCCTGCCTGCGCAGATCGGCCGCGTCAAGCTCCGCCGTGTAGTCGCCAATGGACTTCTGGCGCGTGCCGAGCGCGTTATAGATCGAGGTGTCAACTTGTGCCATTACTCCCCCTCTCCACCGCCGTAATAAAGCGGGTCGCTGTATGGGTCATAGCCGCGCGTATTGCCGTACTGCTGCCCACCGTACTGCTGTCGGCTACCGTAGGCCCCAAGCTGGTTCACGGCGTTGCCGTAGATATTGCCCTGGTTCAGATAATTGGCCGCCTGAGCGTTGCCTGCGCCGATCATGTTGCTGCCGGCTTGGTTCGCGAAATTCATCCCCGCATTGCCGACTTGGGCCACCGACTGCTGCCCCAAGCCAGCGATGTTCGCCAGCCGGTTATACGTGCCGGTGTTCTCGGTGTTCCAGCGATTGAAAGCGTCGTTGTACTTCGTGCCAGCGTAGTCTTGAGCGTATCGTGTGCCAGCCTTCAGGGCTGCGCCACCGATGCCGCCACGCGCCGATGCGCTGTTGTCAACGCCGCGCATGCCCTGTTGCATTCCGAAGGCATACCCAGGCTCATTCGCAACATTGGAGCCATCGAACCGCCCGGACAGCTGTCCGCCCGGAGCCATCAGCGCATTGAGTTGCGCAAGTGACTGCTCGCCAGCCTGCCGCCAAGGTGCTTGATCGGCGCGTGTCTGTGCGTATTGGCTGGCTTGTAGGTCCGTTGACGCGTTGGCCGCATCCTCTTGTTTGTTCGAAGCGGAGTTTGATGCAGCTGCACCAACCACTGCGGCCCCAACAATTGCTGCTGCTGTCCACGGCGAGATGCTAGCCCCCTTCCTGCGTAAATGCGTTGGCTTCTTTCCTAACACATACGATCATCGTCACGCGCTCATACGGCGTGTCGTTTGTGACCCAGTGCAGATGCTCGTTTTGGAACGAGTACAGATCCCCCGGGCGGGTTTCGAGAGACTCGCCCTCGAAGTGGAACCTTTGGCCTGGAGCGCTGGTGATCTGCAGCGCGAACTTGTTGTGCACGTCAGCATGCCAGCCGCGATCACAGTGGGGTTTGCAAACTGCACCAGGTGGAATGCGAGTGATGAGAACCCCGCCCATCACTGAACCACCGACCATGTGCATGATGTCGAGGCAAATCGGCTTGAGGCCAAGAATCTCAGCCGACTCATGCCACACAGATTCATGTGGCTTCAGCGGGTCTTGATCGGGAGCCCCGTAGCGCAGCCACATGTCATCAAGCCCATGGTGAGGGCTTTGCGGGTGCTCCGTCCTGGCCTTGTTTACGTTCCACAATTCAGGATGCGACTGGAGCGCCCAATAGATTGGGGCCACGTTGATGCCGCGCTGGATGAGTCGCATGTGGCCCATCAGAGTGCCCCCGCCTTCATCCTAGCGTCACGCAGAGCGATCATTTCGTCTGCAATGACTGCACATTCCTCGCGCGTGCGCGGGATGGCTGCATCGCGCGTGGTTCCAGGGTGCAAACTCATGCTGACGGCAGATGCGAAATACATGTCCCAGGCCTGTCGGCGCATTGTTACCCACAGCGGATCGTTGTTCATACCAATATCCCGTTTGCAATAAGAGCCGCGCGAATCTGGTTCAGCAACGCAGATGAATCGTTGATGATTCCCTGTTCGGTGGCCGTATAGGCTGCTCCTGCTGTTCCTGCGACTGCCGCATTCACAGTCACTTCAGTTTGCGCTGAGGTGCCATTGCACCCGAATCCACCTGTTACCGTCATTGTCGTCGAAAACGCGCCTGAAGTGGCCGAAATAGCGCCTGAGCTAAGACCTGCTGAGAATGTGTGCAGCCCCGTCCAAGTCGGAGTAATTCCGAGATTCAATGCAGGCGCAGCATCTGAGCGCATGAAAGTAACAGCAGAACCATTAACCGCCGCAGTGCCAACACTCCCGGTTGGGTTTGCAGCCACTGGATAAGCAGGAGTTGCCCACGTGCCATCGGCGCGCAGAAACGCAGTCGTGCCGCCAGGGCTGCCGAGGCTACCGATAGGAACCGTTCCAGACCCCGCCCCGATGTAGTCAAATACTGAGCGAGTCCAGCCCTGCGCACGCTCCGTCAGTTTTCCATCTGGCGTAGACCAGACAGAAGTTGGCTCGAAGTTGCGGACGTTAGCCAAAATAGGCGCCAGTTATATTGCGTTTAACAGGGTCAGATATTCTTACCTCGAATACCATTCGATCACCACCTCCAACCCTGTGCCAAATACAGCGCCTAGAGTATTCGCCAATCTTGCCGAATGAGCGCCATATTGAATTACTCCAAGTCTTCCCGCCGTCTCTGCTCCATCTGAGCATCGCAACAGGGTCTGAGCCTTGTCCCGTGGTCAGCCCGACACCAGTATCCATATCCAACTGGAATGTACCAATCGGGAGTCGCTTCAAGCCTTCTTGAATAGTCGAGCACGAACGGAGCGCAATCAACGGGTTCCCGTTATCACTGTAGGCATCTAGCGAGTATTCGTAGATAGCACCTGTTTCCCAATCTCCCACCAAGTGCTTACCAGCGAAGTACATGTGGCAACGAGGGCGAATACGGTGCAGGTCGCCGCTCGCATGGAGCCACGCGCGACGGTGCCACTCACCTGATGTGATGTCGTACACCCACGTTTCATTCCCTGATACTGAACTGAGCACGTAGAAAGCATGTCCTTCATCGGCATAGGTGAAGGCTTCGGCGTCGGTCATGTCGGGCCATTGGTTGACGGCAAACTCAATGGCGGGCGTGGAGATTTTCTTTGGCGCTCCACCTTCTATCATCCAGACGCTTCCGGCCCCGTTCTGGTCCCCACCCAGCCAGAACACAGAATCAAGCTCTGCAATGGAGTCTTTTGCCACGCAGCCAACTTCAAACGATGAGCCATCGATCCGTGAGAACGGGTTATCCACCCCGCCCGAGTTATACCAAGCGCGCATTGACTTGCGCCCAAGCAGGTACATGGTGCGCCTAGCAACCCTGAGCCCAACCAGAATGTCAGGAGCGCTGTTGTCAGCCTGGATGTTCAGCGGGTCAAATGTGATTGACGAGGCATCCGACCAGATGAAGAAGTTGGTGTAGTTCTGGTTCGCAACGAAGTGATCGTCAAGGAAATCAACAGCCCCAATGCCAGATTCGAGCAGGGTTGCACTAGACCCTGTGAGCGTAAGCGCGTACAGGCCACCGGATGACGTAATCAGAATGTCTGACCCGCTCCCAACAATTTGCACCGGCCGCGCGTCGTCCGGGATGGTGCCTATTTCAGTGGCCGAAAAATCGTCATTGAGCTTGTAAACAGTACCGCCACAGACGACGATTGCCGTCGTGTCGCTCACAACATACATGCCGCGCATTCCGCCACCTTGCAGGAATGTCACTGGTGCAGTTAACCCAGGCGTCCCGATAAGAAGCCCGCGTGTCTTCCCTTTGCCTTGCTCAAGGTACAGATTGACGCACTGCTGCGAACTGTAGTTCGCGCTGCGGCTCTCGTACGCGGGACCGATGAAGGGCAGTTCCATTGCCATTTAGTAGCAATCGTCAGAAGAATCAAAGCTAGCCGTCGTCGTGGCCGGATGGGCGTTCTGCGCGATTCGCATAGCCTCGTCGCGTGCAACCCGCATGTCTTGCGTCACAGGCCGCTGGAATGCTGGGCACAGGTCGATTGCAAGTTGAGCAGAGAGCGGCCGATACCACTCGGCCGGGAAGTCGATGTCATCCGTGATCGCGGTCGAGTCTTCCACGTAGGACAGGTAAACCATGCGGATCACATCCGTTAGGTCGGTCGGCGCGCAGTTCAGGTAAATCTGTGCATTGGTGCGCTGGGCCTCGAAATACAGTTCCGAAGGCGTTCCTTCTGCTGACTTTGACGAAATAGCTTCGTACTCTTCGAGCAGAGTGCTCGAATCCATCTCTGTGTCATTGCCGCTCGTGTCCCTGCGCACTGCGGTCGTGATTTCAAACGGGCGACGGGCTTTGCTGGTGTACGCAAACAACCTCGCGCCAGAGGCTGCGGCAGCCGTCAGAGTCGCCGTGAGCGTTACCGTGGAGCCTGATGGTGCGCCGTTGATCGTCGTCCACTGAATCGCCCCGGTGGACAGGATGATGCCCACGTACATGGCCGAAGCCAGCCCGGTGATGCTCGCTACCGTCACAGTGCTTGCGCCAAGCGAGGCCGCAGCCGTGAGCGTGGTGGTCACGTAGGAGCCGTCTGCGATGTTGTCGCCAGTTGGCCCCATGCTGTACTGAATCTGGCCGTCTTGCAGGAACAGGTAGGCCCTGCGCCGGCACCACATCTTCAAGCCTGGGGCGTAGTCGATCTGCCCAGTCAGTTGCTTGACGATCATGTTTAGCTTGCGCCGAGCCGTGGCTACATCCTCCGCACCCAGGGTTTCGCCAGCACCGTAGATGCCCGCGTTCTCATAGGCATCGGTGATGATGTCTAGTTCGGTGACGCTGAATGAGGTAGTGCCCGAGGTTGCCATATCAGTTGACCGTGTTGTCTTTCAATACACCGAGCCACGCGGCGGTTATGTCTGTATTGTCAGCGCTAACTGCCGTGCACCGATGGCAGAAATCCGTTTTCTCTGGGAGCATCAACCCAGGAGCCCCATCGTGACGATACGGAGGTTCATCGCCGATACTAAGCTCAAGCGGCATTCTGTATATGCCTGCTGATGTTTGCACGAATGTCGCGAACGTTGCAAATCTACCAACTCCAGCCTGTCTATTAACGCAAAATAGCTGGCTGATTATCTGCAACGTGTGGCCGGCTGGAACCGTATATATTGACTGTCGAGTAATCCCATATCCAGCAGGAATCACACAACGAGTAGTTCCAGCCCCAGCATCACGAATTGTGATATCTGCTGCGTTAACTTTGCCTGTACCAGCAGACATAATCAACGCGCCATTTATCCTATATAGAGATGTAGGAATCGAAACTGGCGTTGCACCATTAAGAGTAATGGTCTGCGAAACTTCAACCCATGCAGCGGTCAGGCCGTCAATCCTGATCGTTCGCGCGCCAGTGCCCGCTGCCGTATCGTTTGCCCCGCCGACCACTTCAAGGGCCGTTGCGGAAGCCATCCAAGGATAGGTACCGCCGCCAGTCCACACATCCTCCGCACCAGTCGTGTCTACGTCTGGGTTATTCCCGAGCGCTGTAACGCGCCTGTAGCCTGGCCTCTGCCCATAGCCGACTGCCATGAGAAAGTCTGAGCGCGGCTCGGAAAACGGACCAGAGCGCGATGGGTCGAATGTCATGCAGCAATCTCTTTGACGCGCTCAAGAAGGCGCGGGTTAGCGCTGATGGCGTGGTCGAGCATCGTCTTTGGCAAACCAGCCTCGAATGCCTCCCACGCTTGCTCTAGACCGATGTTCGCGGCGCACAGAGCCGTGCCAGTCTCTTCCGAGCGATGACAGTGCTCAAAGCTGTAGTGCATTTTCCGGCATGGAAAACATGGCGTGTGTTCTGGCTCAAGGCTGATCGTGTTCACCCAATATTTCGCCAGATTGTTCGCCGAGCTGTGCGACAGGAACAGAATCTTCCGCATTGGCATGTGGCCTGCCGCGTTGAGCATGCCGGTCTCAGGCCCGATGACCACATCGCACTCGGAGAGCAGGCTCATGCTCTCCCGGATCGTGTACTTACCAGACTTGCAGATGACGCGTGGCTCGTTCTCCCATCCAACCTCAAGCATCTGGCTCAGTTCATCACCCACGGTCACGATGCGCGCTTGAGGGTACTTGACGAGGATTCGCGCAAAAAGCTGGTCTTGCCACGGCCACACCTTGTGCACGCTCGATCCGGCCAGCGAGTACATGATCAGCATCTCGCCGCCGAACTTGGAGCGCTCTTTCTTGGCCCACGCCTTCTCTTCTGCCGTAGCGTAGAACATCGGCTTCGGGTCGCGAGGCACATCGGCGAGGTCGTGCGTGAAGTCGGTGTAGCTCACGTCCATCATCTTGCGGCGCAGGTTCATTGGCCACGAGTGATTTGGACGGCCCGGCAGGGACAACAGCGTGCCCTCAACCGATTCGCTCAGGTTGATGAACTTGTCAAACTTCTTCTTCTCGTTCGCCCAGAACTCGCCAAGCAATGGGTTGGGAACTTGGTCCGTGTCTTGGATGTACCACACATCAATGTGCGGATCATGCTTGAGCACGTCTTGAGTGCGCGGCGTGCAGTAGAACGTGATGTGATAGCCCTGCGCCTTCAGGGCCGGCAGGATACTTGATGCCAAAATTGCATCTCCGTACGCGCCGTAACGTAGGACAGCAGCCTTTTTCGCTGGGCGCGGCTCTTTGTGGCTGTACAGGTGCTTGCCGTCTGTGCGCTTCTTGAAGACAAACGCCAGGCTGTATTCCCGGTCCTGATTGCGCTTCTCGCAGTGCACCAAGTCCCAACCGCCTACGGTCTTCATGGCATCAATCACCTTGTCGGTGTTGACATTCCATTTGTGATCGACGTTCGCGCCTTCTTCTCCCACCTTCGGATATTCGTCTTCATCCGGCAGGTAAAGCAGAAGGAAACCGCCCGGCTTGATGACGCGCCACCACTCTTTCAGAGCAGCCTTGTAATCGGCGATGTGCTCTAGCAAGTGCGAGCTGTAAACGTAATCCATGCTGGCCGAACCGAATACATCCAGCTTGGTGCAGTCGCACACAACATCCGGCTTCATCTGGATACCGAACAGCGCCGTCTCGGTGTAGTTGTCAACCCCGATAGCGTGCGGCCAAATCTTGTTCGGCCCACAGCCAAGGTCTAGCCCGCGCCCGCGCGTGTATTGCACGGTGTCGTACATCCACTTGGCGGACTCATTGCCGCAGGGGTCTTCGCGTCTCCACATGCGATCAGTCATCCATCTCGTCAATGCCGCCCATCTGGGGGTAGCACTCTTCCCACGGATCGGTCAGGCCAAGGCGCTTGTTTGCAACCTTGCCGACGAAATTGGCCTCGCTGGGCACGACTTCATAGCCCTGCTCAAGGGACGCCTTGTCCACGCCAGAATTGAACTTCATCTTTGCGCTATCGCTGTTGAACTTCATGTGAACTCCAAAAGAGGCAGGGGCCAGCCCGAAAGCCAGCCCCTTGGGTTTACACCGTCAGTGCAGCGCCAGGAGTGGCAACGCACTCCAGAGCAACGCTGAGTGATGCCGTTGCATCGGTGCCATGCGTCACGTAGAACCAATCGCCTTGTGCCAAGGTGACTTCCGTCGCCAGGTCATTGAGGATCGTGGTGCGCGCCGCAGAGGTCAGAGCCGTCAGCGTGGTGGTAGCAGTCGTGGTGCCGTTCACCGAGTACAGCAAAGGCTGCGAGCCGGCAGCGGTGGATGCAATGTTGGGCGTGACGAGGCACGCTTTGATCTGCATCGCCGTGAAGGCTGCGAACTTCTGCGAGACGCCGTTAGCACCCACAACGGTGTTGCCGCTGAAGATGTACGGGGTGAGGTACGCCGGATGGTCGTACGAGAGGTTTTTCGATGTCATGTTTCACTTTCAACCGCTGCACGACTCCCATGCAGGGCGTTGGTTTCCTTATTCCGGGGCAGTCCGGCAAGGATGATTGATTCCAGTTAGTGTGCGCTCACACAGCGGAATCCCATTTCAACACACGGGTTTCAGACAGTGACGTGTGCACCAGGCCGAAGCCGTTCAGGCTGTACCAGGCAACACCCTTCGAACGACCGAAGTCGGTGGGAATCTTGGCCCGAATTTCTTCGGGTACCGCGATGCCCTCGGCCACGGTGTCTTCGCCGAAGAAGAAGATCCAGTCCGAGAAACCACCGTTCCACGCGTCCGCCGTGTTGGTGAACGGGTTGTACGTGGTCGAGTCAGCTGCGCCACCCTTCGGGATGTTCGTCTGTTCGACGTAACGCATGTTCTCGTAACGGCCAATTTCGCCGTTCATGATCATGGTCAGGCCGGTCTCGGTGTACTGGTGCAGCGTTTCAAGGCTGTTCTTCAGCGTGCGGAACGTGGTAGGCCAGCCGAGCGCGTAGTAGTCGTCGCCCGTGTAGGCCGGAATGTTCCGTTCCTTCATGGTGTCAACGATCAGCTTCGCGTGGTTGGTGTTGTACGCCTGCGAGTTGGTCGCAGTCGCCGTGCCGCCAGTGCTCAGGGTGATGGTGGTCGAGCTGGTGCCAGTGACGCGAATCAGGGTGCGGTTGAACTGCTGGTGTGCAGCCGCATCCATCACTTTGGTCGCGTCGTTCTTCAGGGCCTTCATCACGGTGTCGCGCACCGAGAATTTGCCCAGGTCTTCCAGCTTGCCGCTGTAGGGGATGCTGTTGCCGTACTCCGTGATCGTCAGGGTGCCCTGGCTGATCGTGAAGTTGGTTTCAGGCATCGTGTTGGTTTCCGTCAGGCTTCCGCCCTGGGTTGCCACATTCGACACCACGTCCCAGGTGAACGTGTCACCCTTCTTCTTGCCTTGCTGTGCGGCGTCCTTCACGTCACAGAACTGACGGAACTTCACCATGGGTTGGAGGGACTGGCGGAGGTTATCCGACAGGTTCAGAGAGTAGAAATAGCCGCCGAGAGTATTGACGGCCCAGAGTTGCGATGCCATTTAAGGCCTCCTATTGGGTGCGTTGGATTACCCGGCCCCGCGTTCGGCTTTCACGCATCTGCTCGATCAATTCGGCAGTGGATAGAACCTTGGGCGCTGCTGGGGTTGGGGCTTTGGCGTTTACCGCCTGAACCGCCGTGATTGTTCGCTTGCGTTCCTGCTTGTCTTCGATGGCAGGCGCGGTCGCTGGAGGCAATGCTCCGGTGCGCGCTTGCAACCACTTCTGAACTGCTTCGCCATGCTTACGGTAGGCGTCGAAGGGATCGCCGAAGCCCTCCCCGAGTGCCGCCGCAGTGTTTAGGCGCTGCTGCTCCAATGTGGCCGCCATGTTCATCAAGTGTGGATCGCTTGCGATGTCGGGGAAGTCAGTCTTGAACTTCTCCGCCGCCTTCTGTGCGTCTCGCATGTATAGCTTGTTTTCGAGATAGGTGTCTATTGCCACCGGGTCGAAACTTTGCTGTGGTGCGGTTTGTGACGCGTCTTGCGATGGCGTCGTTTCGTGGTTCGCGGCGTCCGGGATGGATAGCCGCTGAGCCTGCGCAAGCAATGCTTCCGCCTGGCGTTTGGTGTTGACTGCTTCTTGCAGTCTGCGGTCGGCAGCGTGATCCTTTTGCAGGGTGCGCTTGCCGGCCTCAATGATTCGAGTTTCTTCTACGTCAATGGTTTGACCGTCAACAACGATAGAAACCATCTTGGGCGCAGGAGGATCGGCTTTGGCCGGCTCTTCCTGCTGGATTTCTGCCCGATCTGCCGGGACTTCCTCAACCACCTGGGTGGGAGTATCTGCCTTCTTCTCAATCTCTCCGGTTTCTTCGTTGAAACCAGCCATTTCACCGGCGACGCTGGCATGCGCAGTTTGGGCAATCTGCGCCAATACTGCATTGCGAGGATTCGCGGTAGGCTTGACTTCTTCCTGTCCGCCCTGCTGGGTAGGATCGATTTCCGGAGGCATTGAATATCCTTTAGTGGTTGTCTTCGTCGAGAACTGCTTCGGCCTGTCGGCCATTGCTTACTAATTCTGCGAGCCACCCGCTAACGGACTGAGCCCGCCAAATCTCGTTTTGCAATTGTCGGATTCTATTACGTCGCCATGGAGATACAACAGAAAGTTTCTCTTGAGCGTCTTGAATCTCGTGTTGGCACCGGCCGAGCAGATACCGGCCAATGTCGGATTGCATGAACTCTTCGGCCTCGCGCCCAAGGGTTGCTTCAGCGAATAGGGTTTCGTTCATAGGTATGTGAGTATGTCTTCAAAGTCCTGAATCTGCTGCTTTAGCAGGGCCTGCCTCTTGTCCAACTCCGCGCCAAGCGCTTCAATATCGGCGTTTGCCAGAATAATGCGCCCGTCCACCTCGTCGCCGAATTGATCGACCGGCAGGGCAGCGGATGGCTCTAGGTATTCGACTTCTTCGCCTGGCAGTTCCTCTGGCTCTTGCTGAACAGGGAGTTGCGGGGTAATTTTGTAGCGTTGCTTTTGTTTGCCTCTTCGGCCTCCGCCACCTCCAGATGGGGTTACCGATTCACTCTGTGCACTAACCGTGTCGTCGTTGTTTGTATAGTTGACCGTTCCAGTGGGCGTACCGGCCGTTCCAGATGCCGACACGGTGTCATCTGCGTTGGCGTAAGCCAGCGCCCCAACTATGGTTGTAGTACCAGCCGCAGCACTGGTGTCGTTGGTGTTCGCTCTCGCCAGAGAGCCGGCAACCGTGGTGGTTCCGCTGCCCACGGATGTATCGTTGGCATTGGTCGTCGCAAGCGTGCCGCTTACTGCCCCGCCAATCTCGCCTGATGCAGCCAGCGTGTCGTTGGCATTGGTTGTGGCTAGTGAGCCGGTAATAGTCGTCGTCCCAGCGGCTGCCGATGTGTCGTTCGCGTTTGTACGCGCCAGCGAGCCAGCGACGGTAGTCGTGCCGCTTGCTGCACCAGTGTCTGCCGTGTTGGTCCTGGCCAGCGTGCCGGTTACCGTAGTCGTGCCGCTGGCCGCGCTTGTGTCAGCTGCGTTTGTATAGGCAACAGTACCGGTGGAGCCACTGGCGGCGGCATTGATGCCAAAGCCGTACATGTACCAGTCGCAAACATCCACGCCGCCCGTGAACGTGCCGCCCAGGGTGACGTTCCCGCTCCCATCTGCCGTTCCACTAAGCCAGATGGTGATCGACTGGCGTTCGCCGTCTACTGCGCTGTAGTCCGCGCGCTGTTCAGTCGATGAGCCGTTCTCTGTGAATCCTGTAACTGCCGTTGGCAGGTTGCCGGCCATGATGGCGGCATAGACCACTTGGCCTGCGGATAGCCCGGTGAAGGCAAGACTTGGGGTGCTGGAGGTGGTAGGCCCTGCTGTCTGGGCTGTCGTGCGCGGAGTTGTCTGGTCTACCCCCTCTAGGTAGACGATGGAAAAGGCTGAGGCTGTCCCAGAACCGAAGTCAACCCAGCCTGTGGTACTCCCAGTTGGCCCCTGGTGGATCGACCAGACATTAGCGAACCACGTATCAAAGAACAGTGATACGTCGGTGCTGAGCTTGGTGAGGCTTGTCCCGCCGCTGCCGCCTGTCTTGAGGTCATCCGCAGCACTGCGCCCTGTGGCGCACGCAATCATCAGCCGATCTGACCCGTTCGGGCTCGCGCCCGCGCTGGTTATCGTGCTGGTGGCGCTTACCCCGCCGTCTACGGCGTCGAGGACAACGGCCATGGCATGGCCTTTACGGGTTACCTTCTGTGATCACGAAACTGGTAACGCTTACCGGCTGAGTTGCAACGATGCTGGTAGTGGTCAGGTTCAGGTCAGACCCAGAAGTCCCCACGTTGCCGTCCAGCACGTGCGTGGTTCCATTGCTGGCGACGATGCGGAACCATGTTGCAGTACCGGTAGCGTTCGCGCTTGAGTCCTGCGTGATCGCATTGAGCGTGAGCGCCCCACTTGATGCGCCGGCCGCAAACGTGGCGTTGCATGTCAACTCAGCCAGAAGCGTGGTTGCCGTGCCTCCAGTCGCCGGGCGGCTTCCGTCATAGATGCGCAGCAGGGCTGATGCCCCGGCCACTGTGGTGATTTCATCGAGCATCGCATTGCGAATGCCCACTGCGTATGCAAGTGCCATGTGTTACCCCTGAATCTCTGGTTGAACGAACGTTTCGACTGATGCCACCGGCCTGCCATCTGGGCCTCGGATGATTTCCTTGCGGCGAGGTGCCCTAATGTCT